CGTCAGTCTCGACATCGTATACCCAGAAGGGTGCAGGCTGTGCCAAGAAGGCCTCAAGCTCCTCTGGCGTGGGGTTCATGATGGACTCAGGCTCAGTCCAGCGCAGAGTGTTGTTGAACCACCGCATCGCTTTCGAGATGTCGGCCTCGATCACGGGTCTCCAGTTTGGCGCCCGTGTCACGTAGCTTGGCGCAAGTGTCGCCAGCATCTTCTTAGATGTAGGCTCAAGACTCCAGAGCCAATCGTCATCGATGTACATGGGTCCGCCTCGTACACCATGAATGCTACCGGACTGACCCGACAGCATCTTCGTGGCCGTTTTGCCGAGGGCTATGAACTTGTCGTATTTGTTTAGGACGCTGAGAAGGCGCGGTCTACAGCAGTCGGCTGGATGGGGCAAAGGGTCTTTCCCCTGCACAGCGCGTCGTTTATTCAATCGGTCCAGGGATTTCTCCATTCTGTTCCATGCACCACCCTCTTTACCCGACGGCTTACATGCGATGACATTATCGAGGTCTACGTGTGACCGGTTCAGGCCAGCAGTAGCGAGAAACCTTGACCATTCAGATGCGGCCGAGCCCATAACGGGCCTCCCCTGCCGAACGTCATCCGCCCGAGGAGCTTCACCCAGTGCAAGTATCTTTGCTCCTGGATGAAACTCACCCATGACGGGACGCCATTCATCTTTCTGTAGTTCGCCGTTGGGTCCAAGTGGACACTCATCACAACGGGCACCACAATTTTTAGGATTATTACTCATAGATAAATTAAGGCATCTATTCGACCACCCACATGCCTTCCTGCTGGGACCCTAGAGAGTCAGGTCTCTCTTGGTCTATTCGACTCAGCTAACGATACCCTGTGCCGCGCTTGCTGGTGGAGGAAGGGAGACTCCAGCAGACGGTACAGGCGCTCCATTCGGTGCAGAAGGTGCTGCAGTCGAAGTTTGAGTGCTTGCCGCGCCCTTGAGAGCGTCGAACTGCTTCTTCGTTAGCCACTTACCGATCTCATTATAAGATCCCTGGACACCCTTCTGACCTGGAATGAATTCGATGTGAGCCTTACGTCCACCATTCTGTTCAGTCAGGAACCAGTTGAGATTAATCTCAGAGGCGCCTTCAATCTCAGCGGCGGTGTAACCAAGAGACTCAAGGATAGAGCGGAGTACAGCCATGCGACCACGCACCTGGTTGGGCTTGAGGTCTGTGAGCATGTTGCCCTGGTCATCAAACGGAAGACTGATGAACGAGAACATCTTGAATCCGTTCTCGAACTGAACATGCACACGCCGAGTTGTTGGTTTGTCGTTTGCACCACGCTCGATGTTAACGATGTTTACTTCGTAGAATCCTGCTTCGGGCACGGAAGACCCGAGAGCGCTGATACCTTGAAATGCATTACCTGATACTTTGATAGCCATAATGGCTCCTTGTTGTTGTTAGTTGATTGGTGGTGGAGGTGGAAGACTGGGAGACGAACTCTGCTGTGACTCGCTTTCTGAGAAGTCAAACAGAGACTGGTTGTTTTGTTGCGCTAAAACGCCCCGAGCAACCCCGTCCTGGCAAGCCCATCGAAGATGTAATCTGTTGTCAGTCCGACCTGAAACTGCTGACTGGATAGCCTCCTTTACATCAGCACCTTCAATCATAGCGTCTGCTACAGATTGTGCAACCTCATCCTGCCATTCCAGACCGGAAAGTCTGCTGAGTCGATAGTTACTCTCACTTGCTCGCAATATCTCTCGAATATTACCTGGCGTCTTAGGTGAGCATATACCAGTGCGGTCACCCGTAACCCACTCAGGATTAGTGGGATCGCAGTAGTAAATGCTGGGGAACCACGGGTCAGGATATGTGGGGTCAATCATGGCGCGAACATTGATGTCACACCAAGAAGGAAGAGTCTCTACTTGATTCCTCGAAGGCACATCGGGTCCGCCTGGACAAAACCTGCCGTCAGCATTTGAGCCTGGTGACCGCTCGTGGAAGTTCATGAGCAGGTGTACCCCAAGATAACGAGACGTGTGCGCCACCTCGAGTAGGTGCTGGTTTAGCTGTTGATAAGGGTAAAACCTATCTTTCTTCCCGCTACGACCAGAGGGGGCACTGTCATGCCATTCAAGCATTGAGCGTTGACACAGGTGACTAATGTCATCAATGACCAACGCGTCATAGTCTGACTTGTCAGAAAGCGCAGCAAAACTCTTCAGCATGCTGACCAGGTCCGTCAGATTCTTCGGTGACTCAGGGTGAACTGATGGTGTAAACCCAAGTTCATTCTGGGCAACAAGAGTGATCGCTGAAGGCACACCCAAGAACAACGCTCTTGGAAATGCAGCCAAGGCGTCACTGGTTTTCTTCTGTTTTGGTTTACCGTAGATGGTCACCATTACAGTAGGTGGTATTTGGTCGCTCATATTCTCTCCTAAATGGTCTTTGCAGCGTTACCGTAAAAACAAAACTTAATGCCGGGACAAGCTCCGTATCGTCCGATGCATGAGGTTTCATGCTGAACTTTGGGCCAGTCCCAAAAGGTTGGTGAGTCTACTTCAAGACGCGCCAAGCGATGCTCCTCACGCCAAAGCATCTCAGCAAAGTGCGCGTCTCTATGTGGGGTAGCCGGAACCATCGGACGCGCAACGCGCCAAGGTTCCTGAGTTTGAATAAGGTTCAAACCCAAACCACCAAAGTTACTACCATACATCTGCTTGCCCATGATTCGGAAAGCTGCGAAGCCTCCATCAATTGCGTAGCCGTCGACACTCTTATTCGCCTGAACACGAGCCTGATGCTTATGGTCCCATATGAAGGTTCGCCCGCTCCGTTCTTTCGTGACCATATCAAGCCGTCGAGTGAGTACGAGAGCGGCACCAGAGTTGGGGTGACCAGGACAGTTCAGTGGCGTAGGAATAATGACGCCGCCGTCCCATGCCTTTACCTTTGCAGCCCGTCGATTAAAATCAGTGTCTTCGAGGTGTACCACCCAAAGGCCCCACTGGTTATCCTTAGTCCCCAGCACTGCCGTGACGGGGTACTCAACCTTTATGACATTCCCCGGAGGCTCAGGGTGTCGAGCCATGTACCGCCTAAAGGTCTCAATCATACGTTCAAGGTGCTCATGCCCACCATTGGTGTCGCACCACATCTGTACGGCTTCTTCCGGGTCAAGGAAGACATCGGGATCGTCGTACCATGTTTCGTCGACCCAGACTCCCTCGGCGGAGGGTGCTCCCCAGATTGCATGCTGATGCGCCTGGAGGATGTGGCCCATGCTTCCACGAGTCAAAGCGTGAGCCGGAATCATGGTGAGGTTAAGTCGCTGCCCATACGCAAACAACTGCGGACACCTGGAGAAGGTTCCGATACGTGACCACCCACGGGATGATCTACCCGCATCAATGAGAATCTTTCTCATCCGACGTACCCTCGCTTTTCATTTTCAAGACGGTGACGGGCACTACGTGCGATCTTCCATAGCTTTCGCTTTTGAGCTTCCAACATTACTTGTTGGGGATCAAACCCATCTTGAACAAGAGATGTCCAAGGGATTGTCCGACGGTAAAATCTTTTATCGCTCAAGTCCATTAAGCTACCTCCAGTTTGCTAATAATGCTGCTTACAAGGGCATCTTCATCTTCCATACCCAACAACTTGTCACCCAACCCTTCAAGCTCATCGGCTTTCAGGAAGGTTTCAATCGGACCAAACTTGTCGACCAGGATCTGTACAACCCGGTCGTCGTACGTACCCTGAGCCACAACAACCTTGAGTAGCGTAGGGCTGCCGCCAAGTCGGTCGAACCGCCCCTTCCACTGCAGGAAGTCACCGGGTTTCCAGGGAAGCATCGCAAAGATTGCAAGGTTTGCCGTCTGCATACCGTCCACACCTGTGCCCACACTCTGGCCAGTCGCGACCAAGCAGCACGCTTCCTCGCTGTTGCGGAAGGTGTCTATCATTTCATCGCGCTCATTCTCCGACACGCCTCCATGAGCCATCCATACGGGCACACCCTTCTGGGCCTCGTCTCCCTTGCTTAGTTGTTGGCGTAGCTGATGAGCCCACAACTCAGTTTCCCGCCTACGAGCGGTGAAGATCACCACCTTGCCCCCGCCCTTGAGACCTTCAATAGCCTCCTCGATGACGTACCGGCGTTTACGGCTGCATGCCTCGGCTAACCGGGCCTCCACTACACGCTCCCTACCGTCAGGGCGATTCGCAACTTCTCGATTCATTTCGCGTACAGCTTGGTTGAATGTCTGCTCGTCGCTGAACCTATCGGCCCGATTAAGCTCTGTGTTCGTAAGATAATCTACTTGAACCCGCGTACTGGGAAGGCTTGAGTGAGATTCACTATACGGAACCTCATGAACAAAGAACGAACAACGAGCCTTCAACTCTTGTATGTTTGACGCCCCACTATCCTCCAAACCTCCATAGGTTCCTGGACGAGCAGCACAGTATCGATGAGCAAAGTTCGAGTAGCTATGAGAGAAGCCGCCAGGAGCAAGCAGATCAAGTTGAGACCACAGTCTTCGCGGGCGTCCGTCGTCAAGAGGGGTAGCTGTTAGGCCGATGCGTAGGCGGATGCTGGCAATACGAGAAACTTCCATCACAGCGACGGCGCGTGCGTGGCGATTGACCTGAGAATTAGGATTACTGCTGGCAGAGGTCTTACGCTTCTCAAAACGTACAGTTCCATCTACATTATGCACCGCCCGCCAGCGCTTATTGTTACCGTGAGTGTGAATCTCGTCGAAGATAACAATCGAAGGCTGGATTTGGCGAATGAGAGCTACGTTATCCGCGATTGACTCGGAACCGACGATGACAAACTTTCTTTGTCCCTTTTCACGGCACTCGTGTTCGTAATCTTCGAAGGTTTGGTCCTTTTTCCGTACTTCAGCCTGAGGCTTTACCCTAAAAGGTTTAACGTTCGAGTATTCCTGGACCTGACTCCACCAAACGTGCCGAGCTTTAGCCGGACAAATGACAACAACGTCGCCATCACGAGAAAGTGCAGCCATAATCGTGCCGAGAGTCTTACCTGAGCCACAAGCCCAGACGTTCATGACGTAAGGCCGTGTATTTGCCCAAGCTGCGCCCATTAATTGGTAAGGCGTAGCTATATCTGCAACGTACCCCTTAATTTCCCGACGCTTAACAGCCTCCTGGAGCAATCTTTGACCTTCGACACGCAGACGCTCACGTTTTTCCGATTCGTTAGACCAAGGAGTAACTATTTGCTCTGCTGTAGAGCGACACCAAAATCGAACACCTACAGCCGTTAAGAGTTTCTCGAAAATCCACGCCGCATGGAGAGGACATTTGACTAACCACTCGTCTCTCTCCCCCAGATATTCTGGATTTGCATGCTTTAAACGCACTTTTCGTGTGTTAAACGAGCTTACATAAACCATGCAGCCAGGAATCAAGGCTTCAACTTGATTCATGGTTTCGATGTCTGACTTAAATGTTCGAGTTTCGTATTCTAGCGTGGGTTGGCCGTTCATTGTGACCTCTTTGGACGGAGCTTATCAAGGTCTTACCGTTACGTCAACAAATATATTTGATGAATTCCTCTAATCGTGCTACCGTTACGGTTACTGGAGTTAATATGGCCGATGCAGCAACAAACAATTTCGCCAAAGCCGTGATGAAGTATCGAGATACCCGAAACTGGAGTCAGGCAGACCTCGCTCGAGAGTCAGGCTTAACGCAGGCTGAAGTAAGTCGTGTAGAGTCCGGTCAACGATTGCCGACGATGCGCATAGTAAAGGGCCTATCAGAAGCTTTCTCATCATCACCAAAAACAGGCTTCAATGAGCCCGTACGCTACGAATCCTGGGTTGCTTACTTGGTTGATCTTGGCGAACGTGTCAGAATTAATGCTCGGAGCGGCCCTGGAAGATGGGCTAAAAGATGAGTTACATTTTAACTATGACGACAAGAACCGAACTCGACTCGCATAATACAGCAACCATAAACGGTGCCCAGTTAATATTGGCGATTGAAGACCTTGGGTATGACGATGTTGATGTCATTGATATTGAGTCGGGTTTTGCTCTAACAATTGCTGGTGTTGTTGTAGCTATTGGTATTGGTGGTGACCCAGTTGAAGCTTCTGAAGAGTTGTTAGACCGTGCCGCAGACCTCTTTTACCACAGCACACCAGAAGGGTAGAGCTATGCCTATCTATGTTTTTGCTTGTAGTGATTGCGATCTTGTTGTTGAGGTGCTCCAGAAGTTTGATTCGGCACCGCCAAAATGTACTGAGTGTCGAAAGGATATGAATAAGCAACCCGCGCTGACAAGCTTTGCCCTAAAGGGTTCTGGTTGGGCGAAAGACAATTACGGCTTGAAGGGTGATTAATGGGGCGTAGTTCAATTGGCAGAACGTCGGACTGTTAATCCGAAAGTTGTTGGTTCAAGTCCAGCCGCCCCAGCCTATCTCATGGCGTCTAACTTAAGTTTCAGTATTTCATTTTCTCGTTTGAGGTACTCAACCTCTACCTTCATCGCTGACATGGTAGACATCATGTCCATAATCTTGGCCATGTTTTCTTCTCTCTCTTCTTCAAGCTTTTCAACACGCTTGATTAAGTCATCCCTATACAAAGCCTGTTCAGCTTTTTCTTCCTGTTGAACCTCTCTCTTTTGCTTCAACATAAACTCATAGAACTTAAACGCACCAGCACTGAACACGCCAGTAA